GTTAGAACTTAAAGCCAATCTCATCAATGGTTTTTACACCATACACCGCCCACTTTGAACAACAACTAGTTGTTCCGGCTGGTCGGTAGATGAGAGAGGCTTTTGAGCAATAACTATAGCCACCTTTTGAGTGTTTGCTGCGAGTCGTATACTTGTGCACAGCACAAGACATACACTGACTGGTCACTCTTTCTACAGTGTAGAAAAAGAGACACAAACACACCCAATATTAACCATCACTTGGATAGGGCTCTTCGAGCAGAGGTCTCCGACCAGGGGCTACTTAGCCACCGAAGATATTTCTACCTGGGTTTGTATTGGATCAGGAACACCTGCCAGAACGAATATGAGCTGCGATAATCAAGGAATTGACTTCGGGCATCATATCCACCTCTGACAGGGACCTGTGGAGCGTATAGTTCCTAGTAGTAAGAGTCGTCTCACGACGTGTCTTACGGCGGTTAACAATAGTGTTAACGTATGCCCCCGTCCATCCATCCCGAAAGGGTGGAAAGGATTCGTTGCAGCGATAATCGCTGCCTCGTAGGGTACTATACTCTATATACCTAGCTATATCAAGGGGTCGAGATTTTTCCTTCTCTGCCTTAACTTGAATAGCGTGGACCATAAAGCGCGACGAACTTGGGGAATACATAACAGTAACTCCACCACAAAAAGCAGGTACACACGTGAGTCTGTGAGACATATTACCTTCGCTTAGGCGGGATGTGAACATCCAACGATAACGATTGTCATATGCAGCAGCAGTTCTCCATAGCCCAGCAGCATAAGCTGTATTTCTGAGCTCCAGTGCCTGTTTTTCTCGCTCCAATGCTGTGTTGTTAAAACGCCGAAACCGGATTGGTTTCACACTGACGCCGTTGAAAAAGTCTCCACCACATGACTCTCGAAAGAGCCCTGTAGAGAAGGACTTATCAACATTAACTTTAAGACTAACAGCCTCAAAGGCATTAACAACATCCTCGTAGCAGTCTGTGGGGACGATAGTATCATCTCCGAAGACTGTCACAAGATGACCTGCTTTCTCTATGGATATACCGCGGCGTCTTGCCACGGCCGCAGAGGCCAACGCCCAGAAGACAAGTGTCTCCATCGGGAAATTGGTTGCGCTACCCATAGGTGAAAACTTGCGCATAGTCATGCGCCTCCCGGACAGTAACTCACCGAAGTCCACGCGTGGAGATCTGGAAGCCTTCAAAAGCTCCCACCACTCAGGGACATCAGAGAATAGTGTCTTACATAGAGCATAACTGTTCCTGTCGCTAGCCTCTGCCAGATCAAGGGTAGAGTATCTACCATTAATAGATCCGGTAAGTGCTAGCTGTTGGTTAAGGTTCTGATCTATGGTGTTAATGTTCTTGCTATAAGGCGAAGATTCAAACATCCGTTGCAAGGCATGCCTAGTGGCTTGCTGGAACAACATGCGAATATTTGGCTCAATGCATATGATACGAGGGCCGCGAGCGTCTTTCGGTACCGTGATAACACGGGAGTCCGTCAACGAAGCAGTCCCAGGTCGTACCTGCAGCCCTAAGTGCCCAAGAGCATCGTCCGACATCAGGTATATAGGGTCCCATTTCTGGGAACTTCTAATGCCTTCGGATACTGCCCCTGGGCCAGGAGCCACTTCGTACCATCGGATCTCGGGTTGTTTTCCGAGAACTCTGGTTATTAGACCCCGAGCCAACTTTATTAAAGGTGTCTCAGCAATACAAAGTGGTAGACTTTTATCTGTAGTGAACATTCTCCTAACCATATCCTTTTTCAAGGAGTCCGGGGCGGGTATTTCCAGCTTTTTGCAGATAAGTGCGAATTGTCGTCCGCACGCCACGGCTAGTGCATAGTCATAACTATCCTGTGGGAAAGTAGATAGGATCGCTCCTACCTCCCTAAACACAGAATACGAACTACGCATTAACTCTTCAGTCTTCCCTTCCAGAACAAGTCGTTCATAAGAAGGGAATACAGACGTCAGGGCCCGTGTCGTTTCCATTACAGGATCCGGCGCAAGTCGATTCTCAAACATTAACTCGGAAAGAGGATTAAGGAATCCACGATTAAGTAAACTCGAGTAGTCCTCGGTCAAAGCATTTGTTAGGAAGATTAAATCTTCTAATGATGTGTACATGTTATGTACTCCGTAGGTAAATAATGAATAATCTTAGTTTGTTAAAATAAGATCAGTTTTCGTCATCTCAAAGAAAGCACCTAGTTGCGTGCACTGCGCTTTAATACCGGCCATAACTTGGTCGAAAGCAATAGTGTCGTTGCGAATGGCGCGAGGAATGGAAATGGTCGCTGAAAGCGTCACATCGACATTCTTCGTTTTTGCCATAACAGATGCATCCCCATCGGTCACTGTAGAAGTAACCATAGGTAAAGAGAAGACAACCCGAACATTGTGGTGACAAACGCCGCCTTTAGACACGTTAATACGTTGTCTAGTGCTTGTTGAACCTACAGGAATGTTAGAGAGGCCAGGATATGCACCAGTTATGGTACTATTCTGATTAATCCCTTGAGCTTCCCCGCGGTCCTCAAAGCGTACAGCTACGTTTGTCACTGACGTTCCATTATTTACTACTTTAAGTTCGTTTAGTCGCATTGGTTTTCTCCATAGCATTACGATCCTAGATAAACAGAACAATGAGTGCTAGAGTATTAAGCACCTGTTCTGCAGTTGGTTGGGTCAGCATTGGGATAGGCGCTGCCTTGTCCTGAGGAACAATTACTTCTTTGTTCCTAACAAACTCCTTGACACCATACGTATGAAGAGGGTAACATATCCCCTTCGAATGTATACCTATTGCACCTAATTGCTCACTTGCCAGTTCATTACCCCAAAAGTTGGACGGAACGATTTCAACTACCCCATACTCAACACCTGCAAACGCAGTGTGGTGACCTTGGGTGTTGTTTCGCATCCATTCACGATCTTCAAGGTTCGGATCTGTCAAGAAGTCGGAAGCATTTGTAAAGTAGTCCAACAACCACGTGAAAGGAATGAGCTCCCATAGGGATCTCAATAACTCCTCACGGCGTGTAACGTTTTCTACTGAATCATCTTCCATACCGATTAGTGCTATATAGGATCTTAGAGTGCTGATGATTGCGTCCCTATTGGGAAGCATTTTTCTTTCATCATAACGCTTTCTAAGAGCTTTTTGGTCAACCCATAGTTTCGTCCTCCTGTACGCCATAGGGCGTATGTAGTGCATCAAAACGGTCTCACCGGCCTTCCACCCAATGTATGGTGTGGAGGCCTTATTGATACCATCATAGGTCGTGAGCGGATCTCCTAACGGAGAAGGCCACATACCATTGACACTCTGAGGATAAACATACCTGACCTTCATTGCCTGCCTGTTGTTTATAA